ACTATTAAGGATCTTAGAAATGATCAAACTCTACATAGGTTATGACCCTCGCGAGGCGTGTGTGTATCACACCTTCTGCCAATCCGTTATTGAACATGCATCCTGTCCCGTTCAATTCATTCCATTACACGCACCCATGCTGGATAATTTCGATGGTCAGCAAGATGGGACTAATGCCTTTATATTCTCGCGTTACTTAGTTCCTAGTCTTCAGAATTATGAAGGTTGGGCTATTTTCTGTGACGGCGATCAACATGTGACAACCGACATCTACGAGTTATATGAATTAAGAGATGAGAGTATGGCCGTACAAGTCGTGAAACACGACTACAAATGCACTCCAAGAAAGTATATCGGCACACCGATTGAGAATGACAACATAGCTTACCCTAGAAAAAACTGGAGTTCTGTGATGTTGTTTAATTGCTCGCATCCTTCAAATAAAATCCTCACACGAGAATACGTGGCAAGCGTCGGAGCTGAAGTAATACATCGTTTTGGCTGGCTTGAAGACGATGAAATTGGGGCCTTACCGATGGAATGGAACTGGCTTGAGACGGAATATCCTGAAAATCCCGAAGCTAAACTCATGCACCAGACCCTGGGTTCTCCTGGATTCAGCTATTATGCCGAATCACCGTCAAGTAAGGTGTGGAATCGGTATCTCTTAAATATGCTGAATATGACCGGCGAGAAACAGTATGAGATTGTGCGTAGAGCGCATTGGAACTCTGCGGTATACTGTGACAAAGGAGAAGCCCAATCGCAGTCATAACCAGCCTCGCGACCTTAGAGACCGCCATTGCCGACTATCTGGCACGGGACGATTTGACCTCATTTCTTCCGAACTTCATTCAAAACGCTGAAAACAAGCTGTATCGAACGCTAAACTTAAGAGATGAAGAAACAGCGTTAAGTGTCACGATATCCGCAGGTCTTGCCACAGTCCCGACTGACTTTAAGGCAATGAAGTTTTCCTATTATGCCGGCACTCCGGTCAGTCCTTTAAACTGGGTGCCGATTGATGAACTGTATCGAGACTTTCCAGACCGCTCTGACACCACTTCCACCCCTTCTGTTATCTCAAGAGAGGGACTGAGTTTTATCTTTGGGCCTGTGGCAGAAGCCGGGACTCTGAATGGTATTTATTATGCCAAACAAGATCCTTTGAGAACGACTGACCCGTCAAATTATGTGACGAATCAACCCGAGGTTTTACTCTACGGAGCTTTGTTGGAGGCCGAACCGTTTATCCAGGATGATCCCAGAATCCCTGTGTGGAAAGACTTTTTTGCGGATGCCATTCAGACCTTAAAGGACGAGCGAGACAATGCCGATGTGTCTTTAGGACAGTTGCAACAGAGAGCATCATGACGCAAGTGAGGTTTGATTTTCTGAACTTAGCTCCTGACATGGAGGACACCGAAAATCAGGGCCTGACCATTGCACAGAACGTTGTACACGATACCGAGGGCTATAAGCCTATCCATTTGGGAAGTGCGGGTTCTTTTCAAACGACGGGCGCTCTTGGGGGTAATGTAGTCGCCATAGTGACCAAATCCGTTGGCGCTGGTGATGACACTTTTTCTGCCTGGTTTGACATCAATAGTCTGCAGTTAAATGTCGGAGTTAACGGAATAACGTCTCCACCAGTCGCAGGGACCTTCGCACCGTCCTTTTCGGAGACTGGAACTTCCCAAGCGATTACTGCATTTGATGTGTGTGAGTCCAATGGAAAGATTTTCTTTGTAGTAGAGGTATCACAAAGTTTAACTTCACCCGATACAACCGTTTCCCTGCGAGAAATGGGGTATTTAGACTTTCTTGATCTTAGCGTGGAGCTTAGACCACAGCGCGGCAGCTTAACGCTTACCGGCCTTGTGCCAATCGTAATCGTTACATGAGTAAACCATCACCACCATCAGAGGGTCCTGGTGCTGGTAAACCCTATACAGTGCCGATAATAGAGGACGCAAATGTCTGTGCTGCTGTCAGAGACTTTATTGTTATTGGTGGTCTTTTGTCTGACAGATACGCTATCCGATGGAATGCCATCGGTGATCCTACGGATTGGCCCATTCCCAATACAGACGATGCCCGGTCCAAACAGGCAGGATTGCAAAGCTTTCCGACAAAGCATGGATGGGTGACTGGAATCTCTGGTAATGATTTCTATATGTACATCTTTCACCAAAGAGCAATAACAAAGGGCACTTATGTTGGCGGGGATGTTGTGTGGTCATTTGATATTTTTGAAGAAGACAGAGGATGTATTCGTCAGGGAATGATTGCAACTATAGACGATATGGTTGTATTTCAGTCGGATAGAGGCAGACATTTACTGCAAAACGATCAAATTGTCGATATTGGTTACGGCATAACGGACGATACTTTTTAATGGCTATCGAAAAGCAGCAAAATATCGCTGTCAATAAAGCAAGGCATCTGATCTTTTTTGAGGGATCTGATATTTGCTTTAACTACAAGACGGGTCAATGGACAACGGTTCCCGCCTATGCAGGGTTAGGTGTGTTTAGCGTGAACAGCAAAACCGCCTCCATAGGTCTTGTCAGGTTCAGTGCGAACTCTGTTGATCTTCAAGCCCAAAGCACATCTTTTGTGCCGCAAACAGCTCTATTTACAACGGGCGCCCCCAACATCAATCAAGGTGGACGAGCAGTTGTGAACGGGGTCAGGCCTATCGTTAATGGAGGAACATATTCTCTAAGAGTTGGCGTACAGGATGATATCGACGATGCTGTGAGTTTTTCTGCCGCCACGGTGATAAATACGCGTTCCAATACGGCGAACTTTCGTTCAGAGGGGCGTTATCATCGTGCTGAACTGACAATAACTGCCGGATTTACGACTGCCAATGGTGTTGACGTTGATTTCTCAGAAGCAGGGCGCGTGTAAGCTGCGTTGTTATTCGTCTGAACAAATCCCTGCTATCTGGGAGAAAGCAAGACCCTTTATTGAAATGGCCCTTAATCAAGGTTCAGATTATACTCTGGATGAGATATACGAAGGCCTTTGCACGAAACAAATGCAGCTCTGGATGCCAGATGGCGCGGCACTCGTAACCTCCATCCAAACCGATGCGGGAAATAAGTTCTGTTTGCTGGTAACATTGGGGGGGACGCGCATGTCTGACTGGTTTCAATACCTTCCAATTGTAGAAAGTTGGGCCAAAGACGAGGGCGCAGAGGAGATGCGATTATATGGCAGAATAGGTTGGGCAAAGCTCACCGGGTACAAGGTTGAATTGGCCAAAATGAGTAAGAAATTGTGAAGGAGGTTCCATAATGGCAGCAAGCGCATTGAGGGGCGGACCCAAATCGGTTACGAGTACCACTTCAAACGAGCCACCCGGTTTCTTATTGGGTCCGTTGACGACCGCTGCCAATGCTGCACAAACGGCATTTACTGGTGGTGGTACTGGAGGTTTTGGTGGAGGTGGGCCATTTCGTGGCCGCGGAAGAGGCGGTCTTGTTGGGTTAGATGGTTTTGATGGACCTCCGAGTGGAGGAGGTGGTACAGCAGGTGGTGGACTTATCGGACAAGGCCAGGAACTTATCAGTCAAACTTTGGGTGGTGATTTTTTAAGACCGGAATCGAATCCTTTTTTACAAAGTACATTCAATCGAGCAGCCGACTTAACCCGTGGTCGCCTGGATACTGAATTTGCTGGTGCCGGTCGTAATTTAGGCGCGGCGCGTCCAGCGCGTTCTGAAGAGTTACAAACACTGGCCTCTAACATCTTTGGACAGAATTTTCAAGCTGAACGTGATCGCCAGACCAATGCGCTGGCAAGTTCCCAGGACTTTGATCCACTGAATCTCCTCATTAACCGACTGGCCGGTATTATTCCCGGTGCTGGTGGTACTACGACTTCAACGCAGCCGGTATTCAGAACAGGATTGTTTGGATAATGGCAGGCGAAGTACAAGCGGTTGCAGAGATATTAAAAATCCTTATTGGAGAGAAGCAACTCGGTGCAGCCGCCCCTCAGTTTCAGCCCGGTGAGAGTTTAGGTGTGGGGGGAGGTCTTTTTGATACCTTAGAGGCGATTCAACAGTTTTCACAACCACAAGATATTGCCAGCCTAACTGGGCCTCAGGGTCAGGAATTAGCACCCCAGGTCAGAGCAGAAGAGCCCGTTACCTCAATGCCATCTGTGTTTAATACACAAGCACAAAATCAACAGGGACCGTTTTCCAGTTTCTTTAGTAATTTAGATCAGAACCAGCAAAGCCCATCCAAACTCATTGGACTGGAATTATTGAGTCAACTTGGTTTGTTCGGTCAGAATCGGGTGTTCTAATGGCCAGCGCACTGGATTTACTGTTTGCAAACAATCAAGGCACACCGGACCCGCGCCCTAAATCGCAAAATCCACTGAGTCAGTTTATCGGCAGTCCTGAGGGCAGTTTACTGATTAATTTATTGAGTCAGTCCGGGTTCTCTCCAGTGCCTCAAAGTCGCCTGGGTGCCTTGGGCAGAGGGCTGTTACAAACCCAACAGCAAGGTCAGAAACGACAACGCTCATCCCTTGAAGATCAACTATTACGGGCTAGAATTGGATTGACCAGAAGAGGCGGTGCGTTACCCTCTGATGTGCGCTCATTTCAGGAATTTGAAAAACTCGGTGATCCCGATAATCCGAATGTTCTAACGCCTGCACAACAAAGATTTATTGCCGTTAAACGCGCGCAACGAACTGAGAATATTGCGGGTCGCGGTTTTGGTGCGGTTGATCCAGTTAGCGGAGAATTTACAACAACTGTCCCTGAGACTGATATTGTTGGAGGCCTTACGGGCCGTGCTGAAGCAGCTGAGACAGGTACACAAGCGGCCATAACTGAAGCTATACCTGGTCAAGAGCGCGTAAGAGGGGTCGAAAAACGGCATCAGGATAATATCAACAAAGCATTGCCCGCGGCAGACAGTATGGCCGTATTACGGCGCGCTCGTGAGCTTCTGGACTTTATTGACACGGGTGGTTTTGCCGCTGCGTCATTGAGAGTTAAACAAGCATTCGGTGTTGAAGGTGCGGATGAGGCTGAGTTGTCAGCAAATCTTGGTAAGGCCGTTCTTGCACAATTAAGAACGACTTTTGGTGCACAATTTACACAACAAGAGGGTGAGAGACTAATAGCGATTGAAGCTGGATTTGGTAAGTCCACTGAAGGCAACAAACGACTCCTGGAACAAGCACTGAAGATGGTACAACGAATTTCTGAACGTGGCATTCAATCTGCTGAGAGCATTGGTGATTTTGAAAGTGCTGATACTATTCGGCAGAGCACAGAATTTACAATCAGTCCAGATACAACCAAGCCAATATCCGAAATGACGGATGCTGAGTTGGAGGCTATTGTCCGTGGCAACCCCTGATGAAGCCAGACGAGAGCTTGCACGGCGCGAGTTAGCCAGACGCCAATCAACGCTGCCGACCCCCTCCCAAATCCCACCCGGACTGGAAGCATTCAGAGCATCCGAAAGACCTACTGACCCATCTATTGGTGGTTTTTTTGATGCCCTAAAATCCGTTGGTTTGGGTGCGTTAGATCTTTTTGGGAAAGGAGTTGGGACTATTGCCGGTGGCGTTGCAGCAGCGCCAGTCGCATTTTCGCCAGAAGCACCAGACATTCTACGCAAGGTTTCTGAGACTGTTTCAGCGCCCTTTGCTGCGAGTACTGAAACAGGGCGGGGCGTATCTGAGGCGTTATCTTTTCCCTTTCAAGCCTTAGAAAAAGGCACTGATGTTCTTGGTGAACTTACACCGGGAGGGCCGGGTGTACAGACAGCGGTTAAAACCGTATTACTCGCCATTCCGTCTTTGCTCGCTCCTGCAAAAACTATTCGTGGTGGTCGATTAGTCGGTGAAAAACCACTCACCCTAAAACAAAATGTTTTGCAGGAAGCTCAAGCCGAAGGCTTTGTTGTGCCTGCCAGCGATGCTGTGCCGACAAGTACTATTAGAGGCGCGGTTGAGGGCTTGGCTGGTAAGCCTAGAATCAATCAGGACGCATCATTTCGTAATCAGCAGGTGACAAATAATATAGCGGCCAGAGAACTCGGCTTGCCGGAAGGCGTTGAGGTCACTTTAGCGTCATTGGATGCAGTACGGCGTAATGCGGGTCAGGCTTATAATGTACTGGAAAATGCTGGCACTATTACACCAACCGTTGTATTTCGGCGTGATCTGGCCAGTTCAATTGCTGATTTAAGAAAAGCATCCAAAGACTTTGAAGTTTTAGCCAAGGCAGATTCACCTGTTGCAACAGTGATTGAAATGGCACAAGGGCTGAATAAGCCAACATTCCAGGCGAGTTCTGCCATCACTGCAATTAAGGTCTTACGAGACGAGGCAGGAGCATCTTTCAGAGCAGGTCAACCGAAGGTCGGTAATGCCTATAGAAATATATCCAAGGCCCTTGAGGATGCTACTCAGTTACATCTTGAGAATTTTGGTAATCCTGCTGCAGTTCAGGCATTCAGAGATGCGCGCGTAACAATAGCAAAGTCATTCTCCGTTGAAAAAGCACTGGCAGGAGATGGGTTTGTATCTGCGGCTAAATTAGCTGCGCAACGCTCACGCAGAGATCCGTTAACCGGCGGACTGGACTTAATAGCGCGATTCGCAGAACAGTTTCCGAAAGCATCCAGAGTCATTAAGGAACCACCCATTCAAACAGGTCGTCTTAGTGGGAATATTGGTCTGTTGGGACTTACGGGAGCGACACTGGCAGGTCAACCTTTAGCTGCTATTCCTTCCCTTGCATTGGCCTTTGGCGGACCTGCTGCAAGATCAAGCATATTGTCTCGATTAGGTCAGGCTACATTGGCCAAACCCAAACCTGAACTTACAGGTGTTGGAGCAGCAGAACTGGGTATATTGGAATCTGCACTTCTGGCAGATCAAAATGCCCGCCAGTAGTAAAACCCATTTAGTTGGTCAATTGCAACGCCCAAATGGTCGCCCTGAAAATGTAGAGATTATTGTCGAAGAGCGCGCCAATATAACATCCGAGGAACGTGCTGCAGGAATTGGATGGGTTGATTCACGTTATAAATCCGGACACATATACCGATATGGGGATAATACTAACCCTGGTACTACAGATTTAAGTACGGCAGTTCAGGCAGCGTGTGATGCTTCACAAAATGTTTACTGGCCGCAAGAAAAGATAGCCTGTAATAATATTACGGCAACAAAAGCAGGACAAACACATTGGGCGGACGGCGGGTCTGGAGCGTCAGTTGGTCTGCAAATAATAAAAAACGCCAATGGCCCTATCATGACGTTTTCTGGAGCCAACCAAACCTGTATCAACATGGGATTCAGGGGGGAGGACTCTACACCAACATTTACCGGAGACAATGTAGTTTCATCCGGCGATCATTTTTCAATGATCAACTGTGGCTCACGATGGGCCGTAGGTCGGGCGGTGCTTGCGACTGGCGATCATGTACAGATTCTTGGCACCAACGACATTTATCAAACCGACGATGCTACCGCCACTGGCTTTGATATTGAAATTGGCGTATCTGGAACCCTGACCCTCTACCACCAGTTATCTGGTATTTACACAAGCCAGTCAACGGGTGGGATAAAACTTATAGATACTGGGTCGCATAACATCCGTGGCGGTCAGTTTGGTAAATTACTTATTGCTTCAGGTACTTCACCGGCTGGAATTAACGGCGGTGCAACCGTTGGCGCAAGAATCACTGGTAATGTAGATGTAAATCTATCAAACGCCAATTTCTCAAGCAATACTTTTGGCGGCAACGTTACGCTCACCTTGGTGTCAGGAACCTCTGGACACAGTGTTGGTGCTTCCAACATATTCGCCAGTGGCGCGACTATTACAGACAATTCTAATAACAGTAACGTGGTTGATTCAAGGGTGTCTGTAACCACGGCTTATACACCAACATGGACTGCGGTTACCACGCCCCCCGTTTTAGGTAATGGCACAATTTCGGGACTTGTTTTCAGGCGCGGTAATCAGGTCACTATTCAGGTTATTTTAACGATGGGCAGTACCACAACATACGGAAGTGGTGCGTGGTCTTTCTCGGTGCCGCATACACCAAGCACATCGGTTCCCGGCATAGGTTCGGCTCTTGCTCTTGATTCTGGAACTAATTTCAGAACAGGAATAGTATTCGCGAATACTGGCGCATCAACAGTGGATATATATTTTGATGCAGGAACAGCACAGGCGGATCAGCTCCGTCCATTCACATGGGCAACTGGAGATAAGTTGAGGTTCGCCGTAACTTACTTAACGGATTAATAATCTTAAGTAACATACATGAGACTATCAAAGAACTTTACACTCGAAGAATTCACCCGTTCTCAAACAGCGGAACGATTCGGTATTGATATGCAACCGCCTGAACTTATTGTGGATAATATCAGGAGATTGGTTCAAGGCTGTTTACAGCCATTACGAGATGAAGCTGGCCCAATGTATATTTCAAGTGGTTATCGTCCGTTAGAACTTAATACACGCATTGGTGGTTCTAAAACAAGCGCTCATGTACGGGGCAATGCTGCTGATTTCACTGTAACCGGCATGAGTCCGTATGATACTTGTGAGTTAATTTTAACGATGAACTTGCCCTTTGATCAGGTCATATTAGAATTTCCACCTAACGGATGGACGCATTTAGGTGTGGCCGATATACTTCGTGGCGAGAAATTGACCGCATACAAGAAGGACGGTAAGACACGTTATATCAATGGAATTTTAAGGATAGAGGATTTGCAGTGAATTTTACCAATATTCCAATTCTGCGTCCTTTCTTGCAGCGCAAGCATCTTTGAAACTATTGAATTGACCGAGATGAATCTTTTTGTAATTAACAAGAATATATGCAGTCCATTTGTTGCTATTTTTAAGCAAAAACACCCCATTAGCACCGGACTTATTTCTACTATTCATTCGTCTGTTTCTAGCTTGTTCTGTTGGAGTTGCCCAACGACAATTCGTCGGTTCATAGTTTCCATCATTATCAATGCGATCAATCGAATGTTTTTTCGATGGTCGGTGTCCCATATCAGAGAAAAATGCAGTGAAATCATTTATCCATTGAGAACAAACTTTAATGCCCCTACCACCATACAAATGAAAGCATTTGTCTTTTTTGTAAGAACATCGTTGTTTCATGGCAACCCAGATAACAAATTCTGGGGTTCTGCTCATTCCGTGGGTTTTACGGAGACCTCCAATTCTTTCTCTTTTTAAACATCCGCATGATTTGGTATTTCCAGATTTTAGATCATGTGTCACAACTATAATTTGTGTACCACAGGCACACTTACAACGCCATTGTGCCCTTTGTGTTTTATCGTTTTGTGCCCTACTTATGACTGTCAGACGGCTAAATATATGACCAGTAAGGTCTTTGAAATTATGTGCTGGCATGGCACCCTCCGTTTGATGCACCGATTGAAGTTGCGCCAACCCGATCGGAATACGGGCTTTCGGTTTGCAGAACCTAGGCGCTAGTACATTATATCATAGGAGAAAATTATGCTTTCCAAGCCGTCATCAACAATTACAGCCGCTACATTAGCGGGTATGGGAGTTGCTATTGCGTGGCAAATATTAGCAACATTTATGGAAGTAACGCTTGAGCCTGGATTGGTCGCTGGATCAGCGACTTTTGTTTCTGCTCTTGTGGGTTATTTTACAGTTGAGAAGGTCTTACCACTGAAATGAAAGAGGTTCCGTAATGATGCAAGTCATTGAGCAAACGCATGACGAGAAAGTGGCCATGTATGTAAAGTCCTGCACTAAAAAACAACTCGCAGAAATGTTGGCAAGGTGCAATGAGATTTTAGACACAATACCGATAAAAACATTCACTATAGAAACTGGATATATCAGTCCTGTGACGACATGAATTGGCTGAAGAACACTTGGGGTGCCATTAGTGCCGCGCTTTTATTTGCCTTAGCGGTATTTGCAGCGATGTCAGCTCAGAGTCATAAGAACGAGGCCAAGAAGTGGAAGGACAAAGCTGTTGATATTGAGGAAGGCAATGTTTCACGTGGAACACTTACAGCCAAGGCTGCAAATGCTCAAGCCAAACTCCATGATGTGCGAGCTAAGGAACGTAAGAAAAAGACCAAGGCCAGGATTACTAAAATAGGGGAGAACAATGCGCCTATTGCTGATGTGCTTAATTCTTGGCGTAAGTAGCTGCGCTACAGCACCGCCTGAGAGCCCTTGGGACGGTTTAGATACCGAGACCACCACGGCAGCCCGATCACTCGACTGTGGCCCTTTCCCGCTGCCGTCAGGCGCCACAGATGACGCTATTAGCTACGATATGGCCGGGGTTAATGCTCTGGATGCCTATAGGGTCTGTAGTGAGACCAACGAGGCCAACGTGGACGAACATGCGGCTCAGATAGGGCAGCTCAAGATAGTCCGTAAGGGTTTGACTGAGGCGGGTCAGGCGCAACGCCGTATTGCGGAAATGAAGCAGGAAATGCTGGAGGATGAAAGACGGCATCATTTCTGGCAGTCTCTCGGATACTGGGTGTTGATCGTAGGAACCGTGGCATTGTGACAGAACCAAAACGAGTATCGTTAATCTGGATAATCTTGTTTGCATTGGTCGCCGTGTTGGTCGTTTTGGATGTGTCCTATGCCAATGGTGGCGGCCACGATGATGATGGAACGGTCATTGACTTGAATGCAGACTCCAATGTTAGCATTGCTGGCGATAAATTCCTGTCATTATCCTCAAGCCTTGGGGATGTGGACATTGAGGGTTGCGTGGTGACTATACAGCGCAACTTTGTTGTCTTTGGCTGGCAATCGTTTGATTATGACTTCTGGTGTATTGCCAGGGACTATGACCTGAACGGCCAGTACGAGGTTGCAGCAGCGGTTCGTTGTGACATCAAGCAGATTCGCAAGCGTTTCCAGACAGATGATGCATGTAGAAAGGCGAGTAACTTCAAGCCCAAGGAGGATACAAAGGGACTGGCCCGAGCATCAGCCTTCGCGGCACTTGAGGAGCGTCTGAATCGCTATGACAAACAACGCGAGGAAGATCGGGCTAGGCGAGTGCAGGAGGACGAGGATCGCCAGCGTGCAAGTTCACGCTATGCCAGACAACAACAGGTCCAACAGCAACAGTATGAGCGTGTGCAGGAAATTGAGGACGCACGACAGAAACGTATAGATCTAATCAAAGAGGAGTTCGGCAAAGATGAGCAAACTGAAGCAAGTAACTGATGCTTGGCCGGTACTCGCGGTGGCAGGAACCATGATGGTTGCCTTGCTGACGGTTTATGCGAAGGGGTTTGTCGGGGATGTAGTTGAGGATGATCTGGCTACCACTCCGATTATTATCGAGATTGACAAAAAGATCGCGGCTAATACGGAGAACATTGACGACCACGATGATGACGTTACGAGGCTTGCAAACAAGATTGATTCGCTTGAAACGAAAATCGACCGCCTTATCGAGATTATGCTGACTGAATAATCGGGGTTACTGTTTTCGTGGGGCAGAAGTCACCATGTCCGATGCTTCTCGGAAACATGCTCGCTTCCATCATATTCAGAAATTTCCCACTCAACATCGTCAGGTATCTCGACAATCTCCAGTTTGGAATGATCGCCATTCGCCGTCTTGCCAAGATCTCTTACGGTTTGGACGAGTGCCGCATCGTCTCGGTCGATTTTGTACTCAAACCAGTAATGTTCGTTGAGGAATTTGTGCTCTGGCGTGTCTTTGTAATCATCCCCACGCGCTGGAAGAACATCGCCTTCAAACCCAGGTATCGATTTTGTTGTGTAGTGACCGCAGCCCTTATGGTAATCATCGCCATAAATCTTCTTGGTGGAGGCATCGAAGTAGCGAAACAGCTCGAAGCCCTTCAGCTTGGCGTAGTGCATGGCCCCTTTATGGCTTAACCCGAAACCACCAAAGCATCTGTTTACTATCAATTCCATCATTTACTCTCCTGTTGTCGTGCGTCAGGCTCCTGAATAGGTTCAAGCTTTCCTTGTGCAAGCCAAACGGGGATCATTTCGTCAACCGTTTTGCCTTCAGGTAGCGTCAGTGTTTCTTTAGCCAGATAGCCGTGTGCTGCGCCATATCGTTTGGGATCACCATTCATTTGCTTTCCTTTAGTCCGTCGTGGTCACAGTCGAGTGTTGCTGGATCGCGGCGAATGTAGATGCCGCTTGAATGCTCATCGCTGCAAAAACAACAAATCTCGGTTTCTGCATCAATTACAGCGCAGGCTTGGCGATGCGGGTGTCTCGCGTTCCAACATGCATCGCACATAGAATGATTCCATTCAGCCATTTTCCGTTGGTCCTTTCTCGGCGGTGGTCACATGCTTTTCCATGTCTTTACCGTCTGTTGTTGGCTTTTCAGGGACGCAATCGCATGGCCCCTTTGGGTATGCCGGGGCGTTATGTACAGAGCAATCTGATGCGTGAATTGTTCCGTCACGACATGCATCGCATTGGCAGTGACCGCGCCTTGTCTGGACGGGCGCCGGGTCTGGTAACGGCATCCAGTGCGTGACATCGACCTCAATTGGATCTTCGTTATCCAGTTCATCAACCGTGAAATACTTTTCAGAGTTGCACCAGTACCAGCCGTCGCCACCATCGGTCCTACCGCCCAGGTTAATGCACAGCGGCTCTTTCCAGCTATCGCAGTGTAGTGTCAGCATCACCACGGCCTCCATATCAGGGAGCCTGTCGTCTACGCTTATCCAGTTTTCCATAGGGGTTCCTGTTCGTCTGGGACTATGGACTTCTGCTCACAAAATGCCCTCGGTCTTGGATGTCCAAATTCTCCATAGCACCAACCCTTAATCTCTGGTTCTTTTGTTCCGTATGTGCGTGCCTCATTAAACAAGAACAAGCCAGCGAATCCGAAGATCAGAATGAGGGCGGCCGGGATAATGCGTTCCTTCATTACAGTGCGTCCTCTGGTGGTTCCTTGAGTAAGCCTCTTTCTTTGGTGGTAAAGCAGCCACCACGCGAAGGAGCCCTCCAAAGCTTAGTGTATATTTCATCGCCAAGCTCCTTGAGAATGGCACGAGCCTCGGTGACATTATGCTGGTTTTCGAACTCTCCCCATTTCGGTTCAAGATAGTCCTTGGCCGCATTGATTGATGGCCAGAACTCACGTACCAATCCATTGTATTCGATTAACTGACCATACAACTGCTGTTCTATGGCGTTCGACATTTCATCAGCAGACCTTATCTCAGTCCCCATAAGCGACGAATCCAGAAAAGCCAATGCTCTGCCCACGGCCGAGGTTTCGGCGCACTCAAGGGCGCTGGTCTTGTTGATCTGACTCGCGTCCCTGTATTCTTCTGCCATACCCGTTGATATAACGACGCCATCAGGGTTGATGATTTTGGCGATCACAATGACCTTGGTTTCGTCTTGGAAGAATATCTCAGTGACTGATTGCCAACCATCGTAACTGGCGCTGTCTCGAAACTCCGCAACCCTGGCCGCTACAATCTTGTAGTCCTTGCCGTGTATTAAAACAGTTGGTTCGGTAATATCACTCATTATCTTCCCTTACGTTGATAACCGTGACCTCATGGCAGAACGGACAAATTAAATCCCCGTCTTCATCAATCGTCTCGCCTTCAGTGACTTTTTCGCACGCGATACAATATTCAATGCTCATTTCTGCTCCTGTTCGTCGTGGACTACGGTTTTTTTAGCAGATTCGAGCCTTTTTTGAATTGCTGGATGCTCCGTCACCAGACACCACAACTCGACATCACTGTCGGTCATTGGCTCATTGTTGCTGTGCATTTCCGAGCAAAGCATCCAGACCGCACGAATAGCTGTATCTAGCCTATTGCGATTAGAGATGCGCCCCGGACACGGCTCACCCTTTCGGTGGATATATCCACAGCTATGAATTGGGGGAACTTGACTCATTTACTTGGGACCTTTCTCTACAGAAACCCTATTCACCTTGACGTTTCCCGTAAGTGGATTTCTGCAGCCCCATAACGAGTTCGTCAATCTGTTTAAAGCCTGTTTCGACCTCATCAATGTAACGCTTGGAGTCTTTCAATAGCTGGATCAGCCGCTTTTTATCAAACGATGAGTGCTCGGCAATGTGATTGATCATCATGCGTAAGCGTATGCTGAGTTCAAAAGAGTCTTCAGGTTCATCGCGTTCAAACTCAGGCTCCTCACGTTGAGGAATGGGCTCGTCATTGGCGTAGGGGAGTACCATGTGATTCTCGATGTCGTTGTTCATAGACCCTATATTACACACTCTACAGAGATATGCAACCTCCAATTGACATATGCAGATAATTGTGGTTAAATCGCTATATGCAAAAATCAACCGCAGTAAAGTTTTACGGTAGTGAGCGCGCCTTATCCAAGGTGCTTGGCATATCCCATCAGGCAGTAAACTCATGGAAAGAGAACGTGCCCATCAAACAGGCTTGGAAGCTGGAACGAAAGTCAGGCGGGAAGCTTGCAATGAGGCTGAGGGATTATAGGTAGCCTTATGATTCATCAACGCATGTGGACATCATCATCTACTGGAAAGAAAAGAGTCATACGCCTTTATAACGTATGGAGAAATATGAAGCATAGGTGCCTAAATCCAGACGCCATAAGATGGGATAACTACGGAGGGCGTGGAATATCCATTTGTAAGGAGTGGTTTGATTTTGCTAATTTTCGAGCATGGGCGGTACAGAACGGATATAAAAAAGGATTAACGATTGACCGACAAAACAATGACGGGAATTACGAATCTGAAAATTGTCATTGGGCGACAAGGGCTGAGCAAAACCATAATAAGACACACACCAACACTGGTGAACTAAATGGTAGGGCAAAGATCACCGCTGAAGATGTATTGAAAATAAGATCATCTAATAAACTGAACAGATATCTCGCTGACATTTATGGACTTACTCCGTCTAGCATAGCTGGCATTAAATGCCGAAGAACTTGGAGGCACCTAAATTGACTGAAGACGAAGCAAAGACCAAAATATGCCCATTTGCGGCAGTGCGTCTCAAGGCTCTGGACGCGAATGTAAACCGATTCTGCATCGGCTCCGAGTGCATGGCGTGGCGGATTACCAGAGAAAAAACGCTTGTCGGTGGTTATACCAACAACCCAGACATGAACAGATATGAATATGGCGATGAAATCGGCTATTGCGGATTGGCGAGCAAACCATGATATGTGGCCCTTCAAGGTAAAAAAATGCAAGAAAACCAGAGACTGGCTCAGAGAAGGAATGAAGATGGGCTTTGAATATGCCAGACGCAATCCAGACCTGCCATTGGAGAAAATGTTGTATGACATTGACCACTTAAACGAACAGTTTGAGGCTATGTCAACACCAGAACTAAAGCGCCTTATTGCGAGCAAACAATGAAAATAAAGACCATTCTCACTTACATCCTGCTGGCAATTCTCGTGATTGTGGCGTTTTTGGCTATTTCGATCTTCCTCGCCTTGGTCTTCTGGGCATGACTGACCAAGAACTCGCAGACAAGATCGTAGCGTTAGGGGTTGGTCGCATTTTTGAAACTGAACCTGGCATTTATTACT